ATAATGATGTTTGGAACACTAAAATTTTGCTTTAATATTCCAATTATCTTTTCATTTTTTGTTTCTTTTGGCACGAAGCCACACCTCCTTTTATTCCAACATAAATAGGAGAGTAGCAGAAACCACTCTCCTTAAAAATGAGCATAAAAATAACAGCTATAATTAAGCTGTTTTCATCAATTCATTGTTTCTAAATTTTACTTGATGCATTTTAGTTAGCATATTCTTTCGTTCGGTAAATCCCATATTCATCAAAAGTAATACCTGATTCTGTTCTTCCAAGAACAATAACTCTTCATTATGTTCTTTCTTCAAATAATCACGAATTAACTCATTGATTGCAACACCATATTCAGACTTTAATTGCTGAGAAGTTTTACCAGAAACAATAACATTTAACATGTCTGCTTCAACTGCATATTCTGAACGACTTGCATGATGTCCCCATATGCGATAGCACCAAGCGTCAATCTCTTTTGACATTTTCTTATATTCAACTTTCTCAGGATCACGTATTGCAAGCCAATTTTTATTATCAGATACAATCTGTTCCATAAGTATAAAATATCGTCTGCATAACGAACCTGACTCCGTGTTTTCCATCATTGAAACATTCTTTGCACAATCTATTGTCAGAAGATATTCTTTGGTTGTAATGTTAGTATTTTCGGCTTCGACAGTTTTGACGAAGCTAGTAAAATCAATGGATTCGGTAAATAATTTATGCTTATTGCCATCAGATGTCTTAACTACCTTATTAATAATTTTTCGATTAATCCAATGCGAAAAATCTCCTTGTGGCTTATCTAATTGTTCCCACAATAAACGAGCATCAATAGAAAACTGTTCAACATTATTGTTCTCAATTAATACAGGTAATTTCTTTTGATATTTCATTACCAATTCAATTTCTTCTTCGTTACGACCAATACGTTCCAATTCTTTTCTGCTAAATTTAGTAACCATTTAATTCTCCTTATATGTTTGTAAAGCGTCTCACCTTTACTTCTTCCTCTCTGTCGTACACGCATCTCACCGTGTAGCTCATTCGCTGTCATATAAGGTAGAGGACTATTCTCACTTTCCTCAAATTTTCTCTGTCGCTCATTTTTTCAAACAATACAAAAAAGAAGTCACTTCATACGAAATGACTTCTCATAATTTTCAATATTAAATTTCCAATGAAAGTGCAATTTACACACAAACTTGAATAGAGGAATCGAATCTCGCTTATTCCAACGCCTTACCTAATAAACTACTAAAAATCTGTACATTTATTTCTTTCAAATATAAGGTGTGTGGATTTGAACCTCATATTCAAGAGCACTATTGTCATAGTGCTAACACGCCCTGTAGGAGTCGAACCCACATCTCTCAGATTTGGAGTCTGATATTCTAACCAATTAAACTAAAGACGTATATAATAAAAGAGCCACCTCATGAAGTGACTCTCTGTTACCATACAAAAAATGTATAGCCTCGCTGTCCATTTAAGTATCAGCTACGTAATGATCTGTAGGAGATTCGGACTCCTGTTGTCGCCGTGAAAGGGCGATGTCCTAGACCGCTAGACGAACAGACCTAATGTGGGCATCTCACCCACTGAATCAGCATAAAGCACTAACTAGCTGATATTGGACTGTACACATCCAGTTATTATTCAGGTACAAACTAAGTACCCTAAGACACACAAGGTATCCATGCTTACTGATTATTCTCTATATATTTTCAGTCTTCAGAGTAAAAATCAATTAATAAGATTTAATGACTCTTATCCGTCAATTAAGGGTTCTCATTAATGCAGAGAGGCACAAACATCTTTTCATTTCTAAGGCTGAGAGCCACCGATAATCCTAGATGTCGATAGAATTAAGAAAACTAGGTTCAAGTTAGACTCAACCCATACAAAAGAAATTCTTTTTAAGATACTTTTATTTTCTCTGTTTGGTAAGTTTTTACTGGTAGAGAAACACCAATGGATTATAAAGTACCACATAACTCTTGCTTGTGCACTAAGCTGTAACAGGATACTTCACCTGCAATGTTCTACATTGACTCAATACATATTCTAACCGTGTATTTCAGCATAGTGCTATCGGTCTATTAATCCGTCGGATTTTCACAGAGTCTTGTTGAGTGCATAACCCATGGCATTCGACTTATAATTATTTTAGTTGTCTATTTAAGTGATTCTTTTATTTATTTAATTCTCTTATTTTGGAATACTTTGACAGAAAATGTCTGATGGTATATAATTATACTAGCACTATCTAAGACGGTAGAGCGGTTGTCTTCCACCAGAGAGTACAAGCTCTGTTCACATAGAAACCTTTTAAGGAACTTATGAAAGGAGGACACTTGTAAATGATAACAATTTCACTTCAAACCGTTTATTATGCTTTAGGAATTGCTAGTATTTTATGTACATCAGCATATAAAGTTGGATATGAGATTGGTAAGAACGCAAGAAAATAACCGCCCTGGTCTGGTAAACTGATGGCGGTTAGATTCGTTCTTTCCAATATTTGATTTCAAGACAACCGTTCTGCTCTACGGGTAGTGTCTTTTTATTTATTATCTTTAACTCCTTTGTATTGTAACACATACGAAGATGGAGTGCAAGAAAAATATTACTTAGAAACAACGGAGGTTTTGTATATGGAATCATTTATAGAAATATTAAAAATAATTCTTCCTGCACTTATAACAGGTATATTTACCTTTATTGTAACCAAATATAATTATAATAAGAATGTTCCATTAGATAATATGAAAATTGCATATAATCGAATTTATTATCCTCTGTATAAAATTATAAATAATAATAAGGAATATAACGAAAATACTATAGATGATGTTATAAATCATATATCAACTTATATGAATGATTATAATATCAAATATATTGACAGATCTACTCATAAAACATATATAATATTAAAAGACAATCATAATAAATATAACTACAATAATTTCAAAAATAACATATATGATAGAAATTCATATCTGCGCAGAAGATTAGGATATCTTGAACCTAATTTTATACAAAGTGTTATGTATTTATCTAAAGACGATAAGTTCATATTTTTCTGTGGGGTAGATGGGCTAATTATTTATATGTCATTTATAATTGCAGCTTTATTTAATAATGAAGGTGTGGTCTACAAATATGCATTTGTATGCGGAGAAGTATTCTTGGTTATTTTTCTTATTAAAATTATAATTAAAGGGATAGGTATTCTAGGGGTTAAAATTATTAAATTTGGTTGTTATGTGAAGAAGTGTTGGAATAAGAAGAAGTGTTAGACGAAGGCTTCATCGGCATCCTCAGTATCTTCACGGATAACATATATCTGAGTGGTTTCGGAAGGATTATTTATTCTCTTCGTCAGCAACATTAGAATTTTTGCTTCTTAGAGCATTGATTTTATTCATAACCTCTGCTTTGGTCTGCTTGCGGCAGTAAAATTCTCTAGTTGTTTCAGTGGATCGATGATTGGCAAGCTCGGCTGCTAATGCTAGATCACCAGTTTCCTCATATACAAGATTTAGCCTAGTCTTACGCTGGCAATGAGGTCTATAGTCAGAAATCCCAATAATTTCGCCATATTTCTTCATTCTATCTCTGATTGCACTGTCACCCATAGGTTTATATTCTCCATTGTATTTTGTAATTAACAATGAATCACATTCCAAGTGGTCATAATCATTCTTTCGCATTTCAAGCCATTCTTGAATAAGTTCTTTTGCAACATCCCCGAAAACCACCTGTGTACGGTATCCTTCCTTCTCCCTTATATCTACGAACATGTTATTCTCTAAATCAAGTTTAGATAGTTGTAACCTTAACAACGCACCAATTCTATTTGCTGAGTCAAAACTTACCTCAAATAAAATTTGATCCTGAATTGAATACTTATCATTTTCAGATAATTCTCTACGGATTGTCTGAACTTGTTCTTCCGTAAGGAAATAAGAATTCAAAATATGTTCTTCATTTGCTTTCTTCATTCTATCAAGCTTTCCATCAAAAGGGTGGTATTTAACAAAACCACGTTTCATAGACCAGATATAGAATGAACTAACAGCAGAGATTTTCATGTTAATAATCTTTTTATGATTCAGAAGTGTTTCCTGGCAGAACATAATATAATTCTCCATAATATCAACGGCATTCTCCATAAACTCATCTGAATATAAATCTAAATCGCCATAGTTTTCGCCTAGCCACATAAGAAAATGACGAAACAATCCTTCATATCTTTTATATGTTGTATCTTTAACATCCTGATTTTTTATAATATTTGATTGGAGATATTTTTTATATTTCTTCAAGTTATCAGGATTTATGAATTTCTCCTTATCCTTGGTAAAATATTTTACCCTTGTTACATGTGCCACTAAATCACTTCCTTTCACATAATAAAAAGAAGTAGGATAGTGGTAACTAAGCTACTTCTTTTTTAAACTATTTTCCATTCTTCGTCAGTATATTTTTGTATATCCGATACCTTTCTTGGTAAATTATATTTATCACACCATTTTCGTATTGTATTATCTGTAACTTTATACATGTCAGCAATACGAGTAAAAGGTATAGTTCTTATTAATTTTTTTAAGTTGTTCCTTGAAACTATACTATATAATTTTTCTGTTTTATATTTTTTATAACAATTTTCACACATTGTAGATGTTGAATTCATTAAATTTATTTTGCAACATGGACAAGAAATTTTTATCTTTTTATTGTGACACCTAGTTTTAGCGTTTTCTTGCTTATACTTACGCAAACAAGAAATACACAAACCACTTTTATTATTTCTATTAATTTTTGTTCCACATTCTTTGCATATCAATTTTATGGTTGTTACTCTTTTGGAATTATATACACCAAAATTATCTGTCATACTATGACAATTGGGACATAATATTTGCAAGTTTGATAATTCGTTATTATCATGATTACCATCAATATGATGCAATTGTAATTTAACAGGTTTTCCTAACCATTCGGATATACCACATAATTCACATTTATTCTCTTTGTAACCGAATTCAATTAATTTATTTCTTAATTTATGACTATTTGCTTTGATATTTCTATGTAATTTCGATTCAATATCATATTCTGAACATAAAGACATTTTTGCCATTTGTTGTTTATATAATTTTCTGTTTTCTTCAAATTTAGAAGTATCTAGTTTATATTCATTTATGATTCTTTTTAGCGTATTTGTACTACTTGATGAATTTATACCTGCTACTCTAAGAATTTCTGTATATGTATTACTTGAATCTAGTAAGTTTTGTAATTGTTCAGGTGAAAAATTATACAATTTACTCGCCATTATATTCCTCCAATCTATTAATTTATTGAAGGTAGAGATAAACTTTATGTTTATAATTCTCTTTATTAATCGAACAGATTAACCTAGTCCTCCCACTTGGTAATGCTCCAAGCCGATCCGAAGATGACAGTTTTACAGACTGCCCCACGTCTTTAGTGGTCTATGAGAGGATACAAAAAAGAGTGTGCAGCATAACACCACACACTCCTGAAATATTTTTAATTTTTAATTAGCCACATATTGCTAATTAACGCCTTAATACGCAACATATTGCTAATTAAAATCTTAACAAATCATCAAGTTCATAAATTTTCCTAAGACCATCATATACTGATTCATACTCAGAAAGTATAGAAGAAGCAGTTTCAGTTCATTTTGACATTTCTTCGATATTCTTTTCTAAGTATTTTGATAACTCTTTTTTAGAAACTCTTTTGCCATTAATCTCATAAATTTCATTACCTTCAAAGTAGCAACGATTCTCACAGTCTTTATCACAGTCACAATCATCTTCATCTATATCCACTTCAAATATATTTTTACCATGAATATATGATAATACCTTTGAATTACAATCTTCAAAAACATAAACAGCTTCTGCATAAATATCTTTATATTTATTATTAACTTTTGCGGGTTCACAATTAATCTCATTGACAAATAATGTGACTATATATTCATCAGAATATCCATTTGCTACAACATCAGAAAGATCTGTGATATTTCCAATCTCATATCCTCTTTCAGAAATAAGATTTTCAATCAATGTTTTTGCTTCATAATACTTTGCAACAACGACAACATTATTTAAACCATCATATGAAGTTACATTATGATACATTGAATTAACCATATCAGCTAATTCATAGATATCTTTTACAACTACTGTATTTATTTTAATCACGTCCCTTCAGAATTAAAGCTGCTTTGCTGACTTATTCATCTTAAATGTGATTTCCTGATGGGCAGGAGTTATATATTCCTCACCTTTTCTGTCACCTAACATAATCTTGCCTGTTCTCTCAGGTACATCCTTAACCTTAAATTTACCAAGTTTACCTACAGGAACAGATTCTGTAGCATCAGTCTTTAATGTATCTGTAATAACCTCTGCGTATGTATCAAGTATAAGAGCAATATCACCTTTCTTAGCTCCTTCAATTCTTTCTGCAATTGCGCTTACTAATTCGTTCTTTACCATTTTTAAAATCTCCTTTATTTTCCTTAATTTTATTTTGTAATATAAAAGAGGGTAGCGTCCATATAAGGTACACTCCCTCTAATAGTGGCTTCGTCAGCCAAATTATGCGTAATATTTATATAATTTAAAATTATTCAGAATATTTGCATATATTAACAAAATTTGTTTTGTTTATTATCTAATTGCAACTGATTCTATATAATATTTGTTGCAAATAAGTTCTAATTTAATTTGAGTGTATATTCACATACTTTTCCTTTATTTTGCTCGAATATAATTAATTTTCCAGCGGCATTTGAAGTCTTATTCAAAGAAAGAGAATATGGATCAACCCCAATAATTGATGGAACATTTATAACTTCTGAATTAATACCAATTTCTTCAACTTTTGAATGATGTAGATGTCCTGCGAATAAATACTGAATTGGAACATTATAAATATTAGAGAAATCTTTTAATGCTCGCTCCATATCACGTACTTCACCGTGTATTCCCATAACAGTATTACATGCAAGTTGTCCATAAATATAACCTGTTGGATTTTCGATAAAAGTAAAATTAGGATTATCTGCTAATCTAATTTTAATAAATTCTCTTACAACTTTTCCCATATTATCTTCTGTAAAAGTTCCTTTTGGTTGACCTAACATACGGAGTTCTGTATGATTTCCATCAGTCATTTGGAACTTAATATGAACATGTTTTGTAAGATTATTAAGCCAATTAGTTATAAAATTTGCATACTGAATAGTACCATCGACAACTCCACATCTTAGTTTCATAAGCTGTGATGCTCTGAGACAGCCATCCGAAAAATCACCCATAGAATATACATTAAGAGTATCAATATTTTCTTTATGAATTATTTCAACTGTTTGATCAAATAAATCATACATTCTTTCTTCGAATATCTCAGGACTATATGAATTAATAATATTCCCAAACAAATCTTTTAATTCAAATTCCGCACCATAATGTTCATCGCCAAAAACCAAACAATATGCTTTAGTGTTATGAATTGGCTTGATATATTCTGGAATATTTAAAAGGGGAAGATTT